GTTTCGATCAGTAAATCCGCGTCATCTTTGTGACAGATTATGTCATCGCCGAATGTAGCGTGAATAGGAGACTTACTACCATTGTACCTGGAAACAGCTTTTATAAAGCAATAAAATATTGCCGACTGCAATTCCCAGGTGTAACCGTTCCCCATAGCAGAGAATTTTTCAAGTTCCAAAACTTTACCATCAGGAAGCTGAACGCTTCCCATGCGGCAAAGTAAGAGGGCATGAAACCACTCAGAATCTTCAATTAAGAAGTTAACGAGTTCATAAGCTATGAGATCAGACGCAGAACTTAAGTCTAAGGTACAAATCTCACCAGTCAACGAGCCCTCACGGGCAAGTTCACGGTTGATAGATTGATCATTAAGATCAATCCTCATGTTCAGATAACCAATAGGTTGTCCACGCATGAGTGACCGAATACTAGAGCCAAGCGACTTCTGAAAAAACACATTCAAGTCGTTCTGTATTTCTATAGGACGATCTGTAAGTGCGTTTTTTGGTACGGTAGTAAACTTCGCGTGTGAGCATATTTGGTAAGTAGGCCATATCCTTTCAGATATGGACCCTATCTCCCTAAGTAGCTCATACGTCGTTGTTGGCACACCTTCGAATTTAAAAGCCGCGTCAATAAACGGGCGTTTTAATCGAGTGGTGGACCCAGGCCCAAAACCAGTATGTTCGTGGAGATAAGACTTATCGAAAGGACCAAGAATATTAGATAACTCTTGGCGTGCCAACATAAGTATATGGTGGAACTTCGTCTGTTTATACTCCTTATTACGAAATACTTCGTTTGTACGACGGCATCTTTCCTCACAATCTAAATACTTTGTGAGACATGCATCGAAACGCTTTTCAGCGTCCGATGTTTCCAGTGTCACATACTTATCAAAAACCGTATGGTAGAGGTAAGTATCGCGAAATTGGGACCATGTAAGATTAAGTCGATTATCAAATACATTATCAGTGTCAACCAGGTTAGACAAAGTCTCCCTGAGTTGATTCTTGATTTTTGTTTTCGATAAGGCCTGCTCTGCTTCTTTAGAAAGAAGGAGATTAGTCTGAAAAGACATAATGATTTCCTTAAAAGGTAATTAACAACTGCAAGTGGTATTAGTAAATACCTTCTGGCGCTTTAACCATAGCCTGAAACGTAGCATGAGCCGTTAGGTTCTTGCAATACGCCGCGATATCATCGCGTTGGGCTTGAGTTGTCGTGCCGGGAATCAACACTTCAATGTTGACACGAGCAGTGTTAATAACCTTCCCGTTCACCGCGTCATACAATGGGACAGCAACCGATGACTGTTGACGAGAAACAGCAGACGCAGAGCGTCCAGCGTTTAACTTCAATGTCATATAAGGTTGTTCCGCTTGTACGCTTTTTGAGCGATCATAGTAAACTGCCAGATTCTCGTTAAGAGAAACAGGTGTGAATACATGATTGACGGGGGTGCTTTGGCCATCAGCCAAAGTAATTGCTGCAAAAGCTGGCATACCAGCCTCCAATTGTTAGAAGGTTAAAGTTATAAC